TGGGGCATTTATTTTTGCAGAAAAAACTGTGGCTAAGTCGCCGCGGATTCATGAGATTCGTACCTTTACATATTATGATTTCAAACGCGAATCCTTCACTACAGATGATATTATGGATAAAGAGCGTACACTACGTCATATGATGAAGCCAAATACGCGAGAGGAATTGGTAAGTATGGTAAGCCGTGCTGGCTTTGATCATATAGATTCCTTCTGGCAGAACCACGCATTTACCGGTTTCATAGCCATTAAGTAGCCACGTTTAGCTATTGACAGCATGGGGGTCATATAGTATAATGACCCCATGCAAAACCTTAAGCCCCAAGAGATCAAGGCCCTTGTCGAAGCGACCAAGGGTCTTGACCGTTTCGCCCGGCTTCTAGCCACAGAAAACATCACGGTCGAACACTCGCCCACGGCGACGGCTTCTTTCGACCTTAAGCGGCGCCTGCTGACGCTGCCTATGTGGTCAGGCATGGAAGAGCCTGTATACCACATGTTGTCTTTGCATGAGGTTGGTCATGCATTGTTTACTCCGACCGATGGTTGGGCAAAGATCATTGATCCTTCCGAAGATAAACTTCTTCGCCATTATGTCAATGTCATTGAGGACGCGCGTATTGACCGCCGTATGAAGGCTAAGTTCCCTGGTGGTCGCCATGACTATGATTTTTCTGCCAAGTATCTTGTCGAGCAAGACTTCTTTGGCATCAAAGATCGTTCTCTGGATTCCTTATCCTTCATCGACCGCCTGAATGTCCATTTCAAGGTTGGTCAAGAAGTTACCGCGCCATTTGATGCTGATGAAAGCAAGTTCCTGCTTCGCATCGAAACCACGTCAACTTTTGATGATGTGGTAGATTTGGCGCGTGAGATCCTGCAGTTTGCCAAAGATCGTCGCGATGAAATTACCCAAGGTGAGGGTGGTGACATCGAAATGATGTTTGATTTCGATGGTGATGATGGTGACGGCGATGGTGATGAAGGTGAGGCTGGTGATGCTACTGGTGGTCGCTATGGTGACCGAGGTGGTCTGAATCGTGTCGACATTGGTTCCACCACTCAGGACAATTTCGAAAAGATGTTGATGAGAAAGCACGTCGATCCGAAAAAGACCAAGGGTATGGATTATATCAACGTGCCTGAAGTCAAGGATTATTCTTCCTTTATCATCAAGCATGATACGCTTTTGCAGGCCCTGGATGAGAGTTTGACTCGCATCGGTAGCGTAAGCGCATCCATGTATTCGAATAAGATGAATGAACGGTTCAAGGAATTCGTCACGTTCAACACCAAGGCTGTGTCTTACATGGTCAAAGAGTTTGAATTGAAGAAGGCTGCGGCTGCTTATGCTCGCGCTAAGGATTCCAAGACTGGCATCATCAACCCGAACAAGGTTCATTCTTACAAGTATTCTGAGGATATCTTTCGGCGCCTGACGACTCTGCCTAACGGTAAGAGCCATGGTATGGTGATGTTCATTGACTTCTCTGGGTCGATGCAATCCAACATGCTGGGTACCATTCAACAGCTTATCTCGCTTGTCGAGTTTTGCCGCAAGACTGGTATCTCGCATCGCGTGTATGGTTTTACGACTGGCGTAGGTCGCACCCTTCGTCGTAATAAAATCCATGTGTCTATCTCGAAGGAACCTGGTGATATCACATTCAGCTCCGCGAACTTTGACCTGCTTGAGCTGTTTAATGATCGCATGAACCGCTCGACCTATACCAGCATGGCGCGCCATCTTCATGAATTTGGTGTGGCTATGGGTGAGCGTCGTAGCTGGCACCAACAAAAGGGTGATGAATGGATTTTTCAGAATGACGTGATTGGCCTTGGTTCCACTCCGCTTAATCAGACGATTGTCTTGGCGCATAAGATTATCCAAGATTTCCGTAGTGAGACTAAGCCAGATGTGGTGCATACGGTATTCTTGACCGACGGTGAATCTGACGGTTTGGAATACAATTCTCGCCATCATTGGAATCCAATCATCATGCGTGACCATCGCACCAAGCACCAAGCTTTCGTCGATGGCTCGACTGAGCAGACTGAGTTTCTTATCCGTAACCTACGGTCACAACAGAATGTAAATGCGGCTGTATTCCGCATCGTCAATGGTGTTAGCGAACTTAGCCGAATGAAGCAGGGTATTGATACCGCTGCTATGACTGGCAAGCTTCGCAAGGACAAACATCTGGTGCTTCCTGGTGTGCTCGGTGCCACGCAGTTCTTTGCCGTCCTTGGTGGCAAGAACTTGAATGTTGAGGATACAGAATTGGAAGACTTTGGTGGCGTGGCTGTGACGACTAACAAGCTTGCCAAAGCTTTTGTAAAGGCAAGTAACAAGCGGGCTGCAAGCCGCACCATGCTTGTCAAGTTCATTGACATGATCGCTGGTCATGCAACCAAAGTTGCCATTGACAAGCGGTAAGCTATCTGGTATAATACACACATACACAATGGAGAGAGTGATGACCACTTCAACTGACAACCGTGAACTTTTGATCCAAACTGCTATCTCTCGTTTTGGCGAGAATGCAGTCCTGACTAAGGAAGCTTTGATCGACTTGGCTTCAGAGCTTGGTTTGCCGCGCCCACGTTGGCTTTTTAACGACTCGGCTAATCGGGTCGAACGTGGTAAGTATCAGATCCCTGCTATCGCACATGCACAGGTTATTCCTATGACGGCTCGCCAACAAGGTAAAAAGTTCGATCCAAATGCGGTGTCCGAACATGACTATGTCATGGTCCCCGCTAAGGACAAGACCTATGTACCGTTCGGCGACTTCAAAGATGTCGAACAGATTATTCGCAGCCGCATTTTCTTTCCGGTATTCATCTCCGGTTATTCTGGTAACGGCAAGACCTTCATGGTCGAGCAGGCTTGCGCTCGCGCTGGTCGTCCGATGGTTCGCATCCAGATGTCTCGTGAGACTGACGAGGATGACCTGATCGGTGGCTTCCGTCTGATCGACGGTGAGACCAAGTTCCTCAAGGGTCCAGTGCTTCGGGCCATGGAGCTGGGTGCAATCATGCTCCTTGACGAAATGGACCGCGCCGATCCTACTAAGGCGATGTGCTTGCAAGGTATTCTTGAGGGCAAGCCTTACTTCGTCAAAAAGACTGGTGAGGTTGTGTACCCGGCTGAAGGCTTCAACGTCTTTGTGACGGCTAACACCAAGGGTCGCGGCTCTGATGATGGTCGCTATGTTGCAGCCTCCATGCTTGACGACGCTCTGCTTGAGCGTTTCCCGATCACTCTTGAGCAAGAATATCCTAACACGAAGATCGAAACCAAGATCCTCACGGCTCAGTTTGATGCGCCAACTGACAATGACAAGGGCTTTATCGAGCACCTGATTGCATGGGCAGATGTCATTCGCCGTTCCTTCGCTGAAGGTGCGACCGACGAAATGATTTCTACTCGCCGCCTGACGCATATCATCAAGGCCTACAAGATGTTCAATGATCGCCAACATGCGATTGGGCTGTGCATCAATCGCTTTGACGAGGAGACTAAGAAGTCCTTCCTCGACCTCTATCGCAAGGTCGACCCGACCCTGCCCAAAGCTCCGGAGCAGCCTGCTCCAGAGGCGGATGCCAACTCCCTCAAGGGTGATGACATTCCGTTCTAATACAACCGCACTAATATAGGATGTGCTTCGATATGACTACTAAGCGTACCAAGACTGATCGTTTGCTTGACTTCCTGATGTCAGGCAACGATATTACTGAAGGCCAGGCACGTAGCCGCTTCGGTATCCAAAATCTGAGTGCGACTGCTTCCGCGCTCCGTTTCAAGGGCTATGCGGTATATGCTAACCGCAAGACCCTTGGTAATAACCGCGAGGTGACTATGTATCGCCTCGGCGCTCCACGCCGCGAGGTTATCGCGGCTGGTTATCGGGCCCTCGCTTCGGCTTGATAACCATATTGGTCTCTCCTTTGTGGTAAACTAGGGCTGGGGTGCAAACCCCAGCTCCTTTTGCGTATTTGATAGCTACATACTATCATATTAGTAATGGAGGTTACTATGGCCATTGAAATTAACGTATCAATCGAAGAACTTCGCAAAAATAAAATCTTTGTAGCCACACCAATGTATGGTGGAACTTGCACTGGTCAATTTGCTAAAGCTACTGCTGATCTAGCCAAACTAGGTGCAGAATATGGTATGGAGATTGAATTTTTCTATCTCTTTAATGAAAGCCTTATTCCGCGCGCCAGAAACTATTTGGTTGATGATTTCTTACGTAGCAGCTATACGCATTTCATGTTCATCGATGCTGATATCGGTTTCAACCCTAATGATGTGATTGCCTTATCGGTTATCTCTAATCAACCTGGCAAAGATATTGTCTGCGCTCCGTATCCAAAGAAGTGTATTTCTTGGGAGAAGATTAAGAGGGCCGTTGATAAGGGATTTGCTGACAAAGATCCAAATCAACTAGAGCTATATGTCGGTGACTATGTTTTTAATCCGACACAACAAGCTACAACAATTCGTCTAGATGAACCTGTTGAAGTGCTTGAGGGTGGCACTGGGTTCATGATGATTCCTCGCAATACTTTTGTGAGATATCAAGCCGCCTATCCTGAATTGTCATATCGACCTGATCATGTTCGCACAGAACACTTTGACGGCAGTCGTGAGATCACAGCTTTCTTTGATACAGTTATTGATCCTGCGACTAAGCGATATCTGTCAGAAGATTATATGTTCTGTCAATATGCTCAAAGGGCTGGGTTGAAAACTTGGTTGTGCCCATGGATGAGTACCAATCATACTGGTACATACACATTTGCTGGTAGCTTGATTGATCTAGCACAGATCGGTGCTGCTGCGACAGCAGATGTTGAAGCTCTTGGTAAGGCTAAGAAGCTTGCTAATGCACAACGCGGTTGACATCTTCCATGATATCTGATATAATCTATACAATGCAACAATATGGAGGCATTAGTGAATCTTTCAAGTGAGACAATCGAGGTCCTGAAGAATTTCTCGACCATCAATCCAACTATGCTTATTCGGCCTGGTAATGTCATCAAGGCCATTGGTGCTAAAAAGACGATTCTTGCATCTGCTAAGGTGAAAGAGACATTCCCAACTGAATTTGCGATTAGTGATCTAACCAAATTCATCATGGTTGTGACATCTTATAGTAATCCAACTTTGTCATTTGATGATAAGCACGTTGTCATTTCTGACAAGCTGGCCAAGACTCGTTTTCTATATGGCGGGTCATCTAGCGTTACACACCCACCAGCCAAGGATGTAACACTACCGAGTGTTGATGCTTCATTCACAATTTCAAATGAGGCTCTAACCAAGGTTCTTCGACTGACGAGTGGCTTGGGTCTTCCAAACATTGTGCTTTATGGTCGAGATGGTAAGTCATTCTTTGCTGGCACAGATGTTCTGCAAGATATCTGCGATGATACTGAATATGAAGTTGGTATCTCTGATTCTGATTACAAGGCCGTATTTGAACTTGAAAATATGAAGATGTTACCTCGCGACTATACTGTGCAGGTGACATCCGGTATGGCTCATTTCAAGTCAACGACTGATGATGTCGAATACTGGATCGCTTGTTCGACTCCAAAGAAGTGACAGATAATATAGGGGCAGGCACCGCGGCTTTGGTGCGAATGCTTCATAGGGTCGTACATGTCTCTAGACATAGAGGCACCGACCTAGAGGTGCTTGGGGGAATATTGGCGGTAGCTGTAAAAGGTTATCGCCAAGCCCTAGGGCATGAACAAGCAGCCATGCTTTTCTATGGCGTGGCTGATGACCTTGCTGTGAACAATATACAAGATGATGAAGGTGAACAAGATGGAGACCAACCAGGATGAGTTCCTTTGGGTTGAGAAATATAGACCTCAGAGGATAGCTGACTGCATATTGCCTGAGTCGATCAAGTCGACTTTTCAAAAGTTTGTGGATGATAAGAGCATTCCAAACCTACTACTCACAGGCAGTGCAGGCGTAGGTAAGACTACTGTCGCTAAGGCGATGCTGCAAGAGATTGGCGCTGATTATATTATAATCAATGGCTCTCTTGATGGCACTATGGATGTATTACGGAATAAGATTGTTGGCTATGCTTCCACTGTATCTCTTTGGGGTGGTCGCAAATATGTTATTCTAGATGAGGCCGATTATCTGACGCATCATGTGCAACCTGCTCTCCGCAATTTCATGGAGCAATATTCACATAATTGCGGCTTTATTCTAACTTGTAATTTCAAGAATAAGATCATCGAGCCATTGCATTCGCGGTGCTCGACCATCGAGTTTCAAATCACAGGTAAGGATAAGGTTGATATCGCGCTTCAATTCATGCGCCGTACTTGTGATATTCTCACAACCGAGAATATCGAATTTGATAAGAAGGTTGTAGCCGAGCTTATCAATAAGCATTTTCCTGATTGGCGTCGAGTGCTTAATGAATTGCAACGTCATAGTTCGACAGGTGCAATAGACGCAAGCATTCTTGGTTCCATGGTTAATATGGATCTCAAGAACTTGATAAAGCTACTCAAGGAAAAAGATTTTACCGGTATGCGGAAATGGGTTGGTCATAATTCGACGATCGACCAAAATGCATTATATCGTCAGCTATATGATGGTGCTTATGATTTCATGAAGCCATCAAGCATTCCTAATCTTGTGCTTATTCTAGCTGACTATCAATACAAGGCTGGATTTGTGGTCAATCCTGAAATTAATCTTGCAGCCTGCTTGACGCAGATTATGATGGATTGTGAATGGCAATGAGCAGAGAATTAGAAAACGTATTTGATTTTGTCAATGCGATAAGTGATAAAAAGCATGACTTCTTCAGAGATGGTGTTAATTCTCTGAAAGCGGAACGTACCTATGAACCGTTTATGGTCAACAAATCGCTTTCTTTTCATATCGATACTATCCTCTATGCAAATGAGATGAACCAGAGGGCCCACCTGTCAAGTCTGTTACAACATGACTATCTCATAAATACCATAAGGTCTCGAAAGCGTATGGGTCAGAAATGGCCTAAACCTTTTGAGGACAAAGACATAGACGCCGTTATGGAATACTATGCGTGTAATTACAACCGGGCCAAGGAGTATCTGACTGTCCTAACTAAGGATCAGCTCTCCGAAATCCATGATAGGACATTTAAAGGTGGGGCTGATGGCAATAGACATAGAAGAAATGGTAGAGGTTCGGCTAAAGAATCCTGAGGACTTTTTAAAAGTTCGCGAGACTCTAACTCGTATTGGTGTGGCCTCTAGAAAAGATCAGACGTTGTATCAGTCTTGTCACATTCTACATAAGCAGCGTCGCTATTTCATCGTGCATTTCAAAGAGCTATTTGCTCTAGATGGTAAGCCAACAAACTTTGATGATGATGATCTCAAACGCAGAAACACTATTGTTAATCTGCTAGCCGAATGGGGTCTCATCGAACTTGTGGATCCAGATGCGACCAAGGATAATGTTGCACCAATTTCACAAATCAAAGTGCTTTCGCATAAAGAAAAGGACGATTGGATTCTTCAGGCTAAGTATAGCATCGGTAAAAAGAGGACACCCTAATGGCACAACCCGTTGTCGAGGCTCTTAAGGTAGCTCTCGCAGATACCTTTACGTTCTATCTCAAGGCTCACTATTTTCATTGGAACGTGCAGGGCCCTGACTTCAAACAATACCATGATCTTTTTGGTGGCATCTGGGAAGAAGTATTTGGTGCGGTTGATCCTCTAGCCGAGTTTATTCGTACTATGGGGTCATATGCACCAGGTACACTTGGTAGGTTCAAAGAGCTTACAACGCTAATCGAACTTGATACTGTACCAGAAGCGCGTGAAATGGTTCTTGCGCTAGCTGTAGATAATGCTAAAGTTCTACAGTCAATTAAAACTGCATTCTCCGAAGCCGAAAAATCTGAGGCTCTTGCAGTTGCTAATTTCTTACAAGATCGTATGGCCGCGCATGAAAAGCACGGCTGGTTCCTCCACTCAACCCTAGGAAACAATGTGAATGACTAATTTCAATATGGTTGCTGAGTTTATGAATGCCGCTGAACAAGATGTGCATACTACACCAGCATGGCCTGAAGATAATATTAGACTTCTTCGATATAAGCTAATCGATGAGGAACTTACAGAACTTCATGAAGCGATGGTCAATGAAGATATTGTTGAAATCGCTGATGCACTCACAGACCTGCTTTATGTTGTATATGGCGCAGGTCATGCATATGGCATTGATCTAGATCGATGCTTTGCTGAAGTTCATCGCTCCAATATGAGCAAGTTCGTCGATGGTAAGCGCATTAAGAATGCGGAGGGCAAGGTGATGAAGCCTTCCACTTATAGCCCACCCGATTTATCATTTTTACTTCCGGAAATGACAGACTTGCCGTTGACAGAAGAATAGTTATATGATAAATATAGACAGCATTGCCCATAAGGGGATGCTGTCTATATCAACCCTCGCTTAACAAGGAGGAACCAATATGGTTTTATTTCCCGATCTGTCCAAGCTGGACACATTTTCAGTCGGCTTCAATGAAGTCTCAAAGCGTCTGCTAGAAGCCCACGATCATCTATCAAAAGCAGTGCCAGGCTGGCCTCCCTACAATATCATCAAGGTCGATGAAAACAAGTATGTTATCGAGCTAGCAGTTGCTGGCTTTGGTAAGTCCGACCTTGAGATTGAAATTCAGGACGGTCGTCTGCTTATTCGTGGCTCCACAAAAAGCGATGAGAAGTCAAATTTTCTGCATAAGGGAATTGCTGATCGCGCTTTCCGTCGCGAGTTCCATCTTGCTGACACAGTGGAAGTCAAGAATGCTGAGATGGTAAACGGCCTGCTGAAGGTATGGCTGGAAAATATCATTCCAGAACATAAGAAGCCTCGCAAGGTCGATATCGAAGAAGCAGGCGATACACCTAGTAAGAAGTCAACAAAGCAACAACTCAACGGATAACCCGTTGAGAATTGTTAAGGGGAGAGGCAACCGCCTCTCCCCTGTTTTCATTTGGAGAAAG